TCAGCCTGTTTTTCGATCGCCTCTGCTAAATATTCATTGAATGAAGCTTCTTTATCGACTACGTTTTTGTTAGTCTGACGATCTCTTTTCATTTGAGCCGACAATTCAGCCATTTTTTTCTCAAACTCTTCTTTTTGCTCAGCAAGTGATTTAGTTACTATATCAGTGGTGACTTTCTCTGCATCTTCTTTAGATACGTATGGTTTACCTTCGAAAGCCTTGGCAACAGCTTCTTTTGCTGCTTTCTCGCCTTCATCTTTTGCGGTTTTCGTCACTAATGCTAGTGCTTCCTCCTGTGCTTTTATTTCTTCTGGTGTCATTATTTTAATGTTATGATTTGAAAAATAGATTTATTCACAGTCGGCTTGTCCGCTAAAGTGGTTTCGTCTGTTGGGGTAATTACTCCCTCACCGCTCGGCTTTTCGTCAAGTGACTTTAATATGATTTCTAATTGTCTTAATCTCTCATCGGAATACGGGAGATTGTAGAGCTTAGTCACCAACGACATTAATTCGTCAGGACTGTCCGCACTTTTTAAGGCCGTTACTAAACTTGTTCTGTTGGATTGCTCCTTAGTAAGGAATGAATACTCTTTCAGCCTGTATTCTTCTACGATAGCTTTATTCTTTCCGTTGCGCTTCATTACCCATGCTCCAATGCTCATCCCTGCTTCAAATCCGTTATCTACTAAGAATTTCACGTCTAGGAAAGCATTTTTGCCTACAGGGGTAGACATATTGAATTGTGTGCCTGTCTTTAATCCTATAGGATTTGTAGCATCCATATGAGTGGGTACTCCAACCAATAAGTTATCGTCGTGATTTAGATAAACCTTAACGATTTTTGCTCGTTCCGTTACTGTTTTAATAAATGATGATGGACTTGATATATCCCCATGCGAATCTTTTTCGTTATACGTGTTGGCATAACCTTCAACATAGCCTTTTAGATCGTCTAGCTCGGTTAATTGGGTTGATACAGATTTACGTACAAATTCGCTCATTACTAAAAACTTTAGCCAAAGCTAAATAGTAATTTTTGTTTTAGCAAACTTTTGCTTAATATTTTAGTAATTACTTTGTTTAATTTGCTAAACTTTTAGCAAACCTTTCTGAAACATATATAACTTGGCAGCTACATTGTACTGTATTTTCAGCAGATGCACCGCTAGAGTGGGGTCTACTCATGTATTCTATTCCTCCACTACTAGGAACGCTCACCATAAAATCCTGAGACTTGGGTATAGCCACATCATTATCTAAAGATTCGTGCCACGTTCTAGGCTCTTTAGCGAAACGATGTATCCACAGCTTATAAATCACCTCTCCTGTCTCTGACTGGAAATCTTCGGAGCTCTTCTCTTTAGCCATGTTTGCAGCATTCGCGGTTTCGGTTCTAGCAATCATCAATGACCTGTAGACCGACCCAATATCATCCGTCTTTTGTCTAAGTAATTCAGCTATTTTATCCCACTCTAATCCTTTATCTACTCCTATTGCTATTATATCTTGAATCTTTTTTCTGGTGGTATCGTTAATCATCGTCACACGCTGCGCCAGGCTTGTGAATACATAAGACTGGATCCACGTGCGCCATGGATTAAGAAAGAAGCTCACGGATTTAACTGTTAGTCGGCTATCCAGTAATCGATACTGGAATTGGAGGTAATCAAATAAGATAGACTCATAAAGACCTTTTAAAGCATTGAAAAGTATAGGATCATCAACCACACCACGGTTGTTAATTGCTGCTTCAACCTGCTCACGCAAAGCCACACGGACAACCTTGGCGTACTTTCTTTCGTACGCCAAGGTCTTGCGGTCCTGCTGGAGCTTTACACGCTGGAGCTTTTGCTTTGCGGTCATTAAATGACGGTTTTGTTTTTATTTGAATCTGAATACCGTAATACGCCAGTATTCAAATCTTTTAATCCATATTCTTTTAGATCAATATGAGCTCCATCTAAATACGTACCGGTACCTTTTTTAGCATACGCTATCGTAACATGAGGCTTGTATGTTGGATAGTCATTTTGATAAGGAAATTCACTTTTAACAAGGCTATTTAACCGTGTTAGGTTACCGTTCAAATCCTCAACTTCAATCTTTATTACATCCATTTCGTTGGAGAATAATCCAATAGTATCAGCTTTAATTCTTATAGGGTATTCGCTTAGGTAAGCATTAACTATAGCCTTTAATCTGTCGGTATCCATTAGGTTATCATCAAACCCATAGAGGATTGTTAAATGAGGTTCAAACTCGTATTCTTCCACAATGTGGCTAGGCACGAGCTTACGAATACCGTTCACCCAATCATTTATGTCGATATCAGGATAGAACATTAGGCAACCTTTAAGTATTTCGGCTTTTGTGATAAACGATGTATCATTGAAATCAACGGATTTTGCCACTGGATCCATTTCTAAATCCATTCCTGCACTATAATCACTTAATGGGATCTTACCTTGAGGTATGAATATTTGATTAGCATAATCATCTTCGATCTCGTCAAATCCTTGAATAATTCTAATTTCATTGATCGTGCAAAACTCTTTGAAAGCTTCAATGTCCTCTTTGCTTGGTTTTAATTCTTCGTACTGGCTTGTGTCATAATCTAGCACGTACGCTTTTTTATCCCTTTTGATAAATGGCTCAACTAACCACCTATTTAACGCATCTTCTTTCTTTAAATGGTATGGCAAAACAACATCCGAAACGAACTCTTTACGCGCTTCTTTCTTGTTTTGGTAGGTTGGATCTTCTTCGAACAAGACTGCAGGTACATTCCATAGGTTAGCTAGTTTCACCCCTGCATATTTCAAGCCTTCGATGATATTCAAAGCTTCTGGAGATAATCCAATAGCAGTATACTGTAATGGCATGCCGGATGTCATCACCTTATTCTTGTTTTGCGCACCGTTGACCTTTTCATCTACTCCTGCTTGAGTTGCTTTTACTTGTTCAGGATTAAGCCAAAGTTTTGGATCCGCATGGTTAGGGGAAATGATTCCCTTCGCTCCCTCATTGGCTAGACTGTTCGCCCAGGCTTTTACACCTTCATTCGATTGGCATAGGTACTTCAGTCCAGCCATTAACGGTGATTGACCTCTTAATTGGCCGCCGTATTGATCAAACATTGGGTTAGCCATCTTCAATTGGAATACATCCTTAGCATCCAGTTTGCGATTTTCCCCATTCAGCATGTCTAATGTCCATCCAGTAATTACGTCATCGTAATCACCGCCGAAAATGGGTGTCATAAGGTTAGCAGGGGCTACATTAAGATTTAAAGCGATGTCACTATCCTCTGCTGTCTCCCTGTACAAAAACGCTTCACCTTGAACGAAATAGAAGATATCGAATAGCTCCATCATTTCTGCCCAACTTTGGTTTGGATTAGGGTTTTTGAGCAGTCTTGCTAAATCAGATGTCTCAGGTGCATATTCTAATGCTTTAGCAACATACAGCCTATTTAATGAATGTTTGTCGCTTCCTGCGTTCTTTTTGTACTGTCGATACTTCTTGTATTTTGCGCTCTTTTGATCCTCCTTATCGATGTAAAGATAACATGGTGCTGCTATCGTCTTAGATACGATCTTATTAACGATCGTGTAAACCTCTGCATTGGATTGGTAACCTTTGGAAATATAATCTTCCCTTGAGTAGTTATAAAATACTACCGCTTGGTGATTAACGAGCTGACCATATAGAATGGCGTTAAGATCGTTGTCTGTTCGCTTCTGTTGAGGATTAAACGTATTAATTCCGATCGCTTGACCAAATGTCGCTAATCCTAATTGAATATTACTAAGTCGTGCCATTCGATAAGTTCTTGAGTACTAATAATGATATGGCAGCAATTGAAAGCGTGAATAACGCCCTAACAATCCAATGCCAATTAAATACGTGCCATTCTGCTGACACAAATGCGAATGCCAAGTACATAATTGCACTTAGAATTAACGTTGTTATAATAAATACTGCTATCTTCATATTATGCTATTGAAAATTCCCATTTAAATCTATACTCAAACCACATTCTCATCATTATCATATCTGCGTAATCTGGGGACCTACCCAATAATTCCTTTACGGCATCTTTTGGTAGCACTGCTTTCTTACCGTCTTTATCCATATCATGCTGTTTAACTTGCTCCAATTCCTGAATAATGATGTCTCGAATATCCCCCTCATTACAATCAACGTATAGCCCTGACTCATTGATGAGCTTAGCCAAAGCGAAATACATTTGGCTTTTGAGATTCTTGTAATTCTCTGGCTCTTTTGTTTCCGGATTATCTAAAGCTCGACTATTGTTTACAAACCCTTCACAGCCTAGTATATCAACAACACCACCGCCTACTCCATCCTCATCGACGATTACATTAGACATAGGGATGCTATAATATTTTGCGAGCTCTTGAATTCTCAGAGCTGCTTCGGTAACGCTGTTTTTGCCGTACTCAATAAGTTTGATCAATCTAAACCCATCCCATACACCAATTACTGTTTTATCCCGACCAAAACGCGCAATATCAGCTGTTATAAACTTTTCACCCGATTTAACGAAAGTATTTGAAAAGATATCCGAGAGCTTTCTAAAGTCTATCAATGCTGCTGGATCATTGTCATACTCCCAATTACCATAGTATAGCCTTTGCTTGCTGTTTTCGTCTAATTGTAATAGAGCCTGTAAGTAGCTAGGATGCAAATGAGGATTGTCCGTTGGTAGAGCCTGAATAAATTTACGGTACCCTAGCAATTCCTTTTTACGGCTAGGGTGATAAAACTTGGAATAAACCCAGTTTTTTGCAGGGTTACAACTACCTAAAAGCTTTGGGATAAGACCAAACTCATTTAATTTATACCGAATCCTTGATTTAACAATCTGCCATGCTTTATACACGACTTGGTTACATTCATCGATAAATGCCCCGGTAATCTCAAGGGATCCTAAACTGTCAAAATTGGGGTCAGACGGATACAGAAATAAGTCTTTAAGTATAATTTCACTACCATTAACCCAAGTGATAACACCTGACTGCTGATTGTAATTATACTGATCGCTTACTCCTAATTCTGCAGATATATC